TAAGAAAGATTACCGACTTCAAGAGTAAGCTGACAGGCGGTGGTGCAAGAAGTAATCTGTTCGAAGTTGTTCTCAACTTCCCAGCACTTGCACCAGCAAGTTCTGAAGTTCTTGATAAGTCAAGATTCTTAGTAAAGGCAGCAAATCTACCTGCTTCTAACATCTCTGACATCACTGTTCCATTCAGAGGTCGTGTTCTCCACGTTGCTGGAGACAGAACCTTTGATAGTTGGACAGTTACTATTATCAACGACACCGACTTTGCTATTCGTTCCGCTTTCGAAAAGTGGATGAATGCAATCAATAGAGTCTCTGATAACACTGGTTCTACCGATCCAGCATCATATCAAGCAGATGCTTATGTCTATCAGCTTGATCGTAATGGAGACACCCTAAGATCCTATCATTTCTACGATCTTTTCCCAACAAATATCTCCCCAATCAACCTTTCATATGATACGGAAGGCATTCAGGAGTTTACTGTTGAGATGCAAGTTCATTGGTGGGAAGCAACCAAGGGTAGAGGTCCTGCAGCAGGCGGCGACGACATCAACTAAATAGTTGAAGTAACGGCAATTCGGTCACTATAAAATGGCGAGACTTTTTGGGTTTTCGATTGAAGATAACGAAAAAAAATCAAAAGGCATAGTATCCCCCGTTCCTCAGAATAATGAGGACGGGGTTGATTTCTATCTTCAATCTGGATTTTATGGGCAATATTTAGACATTGAAGGTGTCTACAAGACAGAGTACGATCTCATTAGAAGATATCGTGAAATGTCTTTGCATCCAGAATGTGACAAGGCAATTGAAGATATTGTCAATGAAGCTATTGTTAGTGACCTATACGATTCTCCCGTAGAAGTAGAATTATCAAATCTAAACGCTAGCGAAAGACTGAAGAAGGCGATTAGAGAAGAATTTAAGTCAATTAAAGAAATCATGGACTTTGATAAAAAGTCTCATGAAATTTTTAGAAATTGGTATATTGATGGAAGAATATATTACCTGAAAGTTATTGACGTAGATAAACCAGAAGAAGGAATCAAAGAACTTAGATATATTGATCCCCTAAAACTAAAGCATATTAGAAAGGAAAAAAGAGAGCATAAAGGAGATCCAGGTCCTGCACTTAGAGGACCTTTAGCAAGAAATAATGCTAATATTGATTATCCCGAAATTGAAGAGCACTATATTTACTCTCAAAGTATTGGGGGTGCTCCTGGATTGAATCAAGCAAAGCAATCTATCATGATTGCAAAAGATTCAATTGCACATGTAACTTCTGGTTTGGTTGATAGAAACAAAAATACTGTGCTTTCTTATTTGCATAAGGGTATCAAATCCCTTAATCAACTAAGAATGATTGAAGATTCTCTGGTCATTTACAGACTTTCGAGAGCACCAGAACGTAGAATTTTCTATATTGACGTTGGTAATCTTCCTAAGGTAAAAGCAGAGCAATACCTTAAGGACGTTATGATGCGTTATCGTAACAAGCAAGTTTACGATGCAAACACGGGAGAAATCCGTGATGATCGTAAATTTATGTCTATGATGGAAGATTTCTGGTTGCCTAGAAGAGAAGGTGGTCGCGGTACTGAGATCACCACCCTACCTGGCGGTCAGAATCTGGGAGAACTCTCAGATATCGAATACTTCCAAAAGAAACTATACAGATCTCTTTCCGTTCCCGAAACCAGAATGCCTGGTGGTGGAGATGGATTCAATCTTGGCAGATCCTCAGAAATTCTGAGAGATGAACTGAACTTTGCTAAGTTTGTAGGAAGACTGAGAAAGAGATTTGCAAATCTTTTCAATGACATTCTTAAGACTCAACTAATTCTTAAAAATATCATTGCTCCTGAAGATTGGGAAAAGATTAGCGATCATATTCAATATGATTTCCTATACGATAATCAATTTGCAGAACTAAAAGAAGCAGAATTGCTTCAGAATAGACTGGGTATTCTTGCAACTATCGAACCATACATCGGTAAGTACTACTCTACAGAGTATGTAAGAAAGAGAGTTCTACGTCAAACTGATTCAGAAATCATTGAGATTGATGAGCAGATTGAGGACGAAATAGAGAAAGGAATTATTCCTGATCCATCATCTGTAGATCCAATTACGGGAGAACCTTTACCTCCTGAAGGCGGAGAAGCAATTGAAGGAGAGGGTGGAGAAGTTCCTATTGATCCTGCTGCAATGGAAGCAGATCCAGAAGAAACAGCAGTTTTACCAGAACCCAAAGGCGGTAAGATATAGCTAGATTATAAATAATTGATATCAATATATCAATTTACATGGAAAACGTTGTTAATGCAATTGCAACGGGTGCGAAAGCATCCGAAATTGCGGATGAAATTTCAAATGCACTGATGGCAAAATCTGCCGAAAGGATTGAAGCATTGCGTCCTAAAGTCGCTGCTTCAATGTTTGATCAGTCCCCTGAATCTGAAGAAGATATTGAAGGAGAAGAAGGAGAACTCTGATGGCAAGAACTTTATTGCTAGGTGCTGAAGCAGCACTTCCCACAACTACTGGAACTGCAACAAGTTTTTCGGAAGCTTCATCTGTGCGTTTGGTTAATAATTCATCAACCGCGTATGGTGTAATTGTAGTTGAGACTCAAGGCGGAACAGTTATTGGTTCAATGACCATGCCTGGCAATTCCGTTGAAATTCTCGAAAAACAATATACTCACTGCATTTATGCACAGAATGCCGCTGTTCTTGGCGCAAAAGTAGGTTTTACTGGATAATCAAATGAAACTCATCACCGAAGAAATTTCAAACGTAAAAATCATTACCGAAGGCAAAGGCGCAGGTAAGAAGTTATACATTGAAGGTGTATTCCTCCAAGGCGAAATCAAAAATCGCAATGGAAGAATGTATCCAATGGATACTCTTGCTAGAGAAGTTACTCGTTATAACGAGCAATTTGTTTCTAAGGGTCGTGCTCTAGGAGAACTTGGTCATCCAGATGGTCCAACCGTTAACCTCGATCGTGTCTCCCACAAAATTACGTCTCTCGTCCAAGAGGGAAATAATTTTAAAGGTAAGGCACAAATCCTAGAGACTCCAATGGGCAAAATTGCCAAGTCTCTTCTTGATGAAGGTGTAATGCTTGGTGTTTCTTCTCGTGGTGTTGGTTCACTCAAGATGACCAATGAGGGTCATAAAGTTGTCGGTGAAGATTTCATGTTAGCAACTGCTGCTGATATCGTTGCCGATCCTTCTGCTCCTGATGCCTTTGTTTCAGGAATCATGGAAGGAAAAGAGTGGGTTTGGGAAGGAGGAATTCTTCGCGAAAAACTCGCTGAGCAAACTGAGAGAAGAATTAATAGTCTCGTTGCCCAAAAAGCACTTGAAGAGCACAAGTTGAATTTATTCAACGAGTTCCTCTCAAATCTTTAATTTATAAATAAATATAGATTATAACAAAATCTCATAAGTCAAATGTCCGTTGGTAGCAATTTACAAGAAATGGAAAACGTAGTCACCAAAGGAGCCGCCAAAGCAGATCCAATGCCAAAGGCACCTGTACCTGTTGAAGATCTCGGCGGTCCTACCCCAGAAAACTATAAGCCCGATGACGATTCGGCAAAACTCAAGGAACCTGGAGCAACTCTTGCTCAGGTCCGCAATGTAGTCAATGCTAAGGCAAAGGCTGCTGAGGAAGTCGAAACCGAAATCGAAGACGAGCAGGAAATCGTCGCTGAAGCAGAAGAAGAGACAACCGAAGAGGAAGTCGTTTCTGAAGAAGAGACAACCGAAGAGGAAGTCGTCGCTGAATATGACGTTCAGGAAGACCTGGATGCTCTAATCGCTGGCGAAGAACTTTCTGAGGAGTTCCAAGAAAAAGCACGCACAATCTTTGAAACCGCTATCAAAGAGAAAGTTGCTACCGTTAAGGAAGAAATGCAAGGTGCTTATGAAGCAGCACTTGTAGAAGAAGTAGAAACAATCAAGTCTGAACTGACTGAGAGAGTTGATACTTATTTGGAGTATGTCGCTGAAGAGTGGATCAGCGAAAACCAACTCGCTATTGAGGCTGGTCTCAAGAGCGAAATGACCGAATCATTCCTTGCTGGAATGAAGGGTCTTTTTGAAGATCATTATGTAACAATCCCTGAAGACAAGTATGATGTACTAGAGAGTATGGTAGATAAACTTGATGAAATGGAGAATAAACTCAACGAGCAAATCGAAAGAAATGTTGCTCTAAACCGCAGATTAGCAGAGTCCGTTGCTGATGTAATTTTTGCAGAAGTAGCTGAAGGTCTTGCACTGTCTCAGAAGGACAAACTCGCTTCTCTCGCTGAAAATGTTGAGTTTGATAGTGAAGACACCTATCGTGAGAAGCTAGTCAAGTTGAGAGAATCTTATTTCCCAACTAACGCTGGTACTCAA